TGCCAATATTACTGGTACTATATCTGGTACTGTATATACCCTCACAGACCACGACGATATGGCGAACAGTGTGGACTACGGTATCTCGGATAATGGCGAGCTTCAAACGCAAGCGGACGAATTTGTAATACCACAAGGCAATCCATTTGGTGAACCATAATGTTTAGTCAATATTTCTATCATCAACTTACACGTAAGTATATCATGTTGTTTGGCAATATGTTCAACAACATCACGGTAAAACGTGTGGACAAGGATGATAATACCGAGATTGAACGTTTCAAGGTGCCTATCACCTATGGTTCCAAGGAAAAGTATTTCGTAAGATTGAAGCAAGATTTGGACTTGAATAATCCTATTCAGGTTGTTCTGCCACGTATGTCTTTTGAACTCCTTGGTATTAGCTATGATCCAACACGAAAGCAGAACTCATTGCTTCCAGTTGCGAGGGCCAATAATACGACACATGCATCCATGCAATATATGGGTGTGCCATATGACTTGGAGTTTGAGTTGGAAATCTATGCAAGGAGTGTAGATGATGGTACGCATGTTATTGAGCAAATTCTGCCGTATTTCAATCCAGATTATACCGTTACGATAAACGCTGTTCCAGATGTTGGCCTCACAAAGGATATACCACTTGTTCTAAAAAGTATTGGCCATGCTGTAGAACACGATGGTACATATGATGTTGTCCGCTACGTAACATGGACACTCAGCTTTACTATGAAAGCTTATTACTTTGGCCCAGTTTCACAGTCCAAGATTATCCGTACAGTATTTGCCAACATCTTCAATGATCCTGCACTACAGTCTGGTTATATCGTAAGATTGAATACAGATGGTATGGCCGCAAACTCCACATTCAAAGTGGATGATTTGGTATATCAGGGAAACAACTATTCAACAGCTACGGCTTATGGAGTTGTGCTTGGTTGGAATCCAGGCACAGGTAGATTGGTACTTGGTGGTACACAAGGTCAATTTAGAGTTGGCAGCATTCTCCATGGTCTAACAACCAATGGCACATGCAACATTGCATCATTCGCAGTAGAACCACTCAAGCTTGCCGAAATCAAGATTCAACCCGACCCTCTCACGGCAGAGCCAGAAGATGATTTCGGATATACAACCACAATTACTGAATGGCCACAAACGGAGTAAACTATGGGTGAAAAATTAGCAAACGCACTTGGCATTGAAAACGCCATAACGATTGTTGAGGAACCAAAGACAGAGATTATTGTTCCTCCAGTCAAGATACCTTCCGAGGAAGACCAGAAGGAAGACTATACACTGGCCAGAAATACCTTTCGTGATATCATTCGCAAGGGTAATCAGGCTATTGATGGCATCAATGATTTGGCCAGACAATCCGAATCGCCACGCGCATACGAGGTTATGGCAACTCTCATGAAAACCGTTGCTGAAACAACCAAGGACCTGTATGACCTCCAGAAGAAAACCAAAGACCTCAAGTCCGACGACAAGATGCGACCACAAGAGGAACAAAGAATCAATGTGGAGAAGGCAGTATTTGTAGGATCACCATCCGAACTCTTGAAGCAAATCAAGGAAAAGAATAATGCTGAGGTTTAGGCAGTTTCTAAAAGAAAGCTTGGCTCATGAACGTATCCAAAAGAACGTATCACCTCTTCATGCCTTCAACTTTGCCAAGAATGCAACGCACAAAATGGTACGATGGGTTATTACCAAGGATAACAAGCTATTAGTTGGTGATGGAAGTAATTTCATACATGATGATTTGATTTGGCGCAGTTCACAAAGATATAAGGGCTGGATTGATTTTGAGCAGAACTATTATGCTGTCTGTGCTGTAACAGATGGTATTGCAAGAAATATTGATCCAACCAAAGAAGATGATCCACTCGTCAAGAAAATTGTTGAACTGGCCCACAAGTATCATTTGAAACTCAATAGGGAACAGTGGTTCTAATGCCATTAATCGTTGGTTATAATAACAATCCAAATCTACCGCGCGAAGATTATGTCCATCAATTCACTCAAAAGGAATATGATGAGTTCATAAAGTGTGCCAAAGACCCTGTGTACTTTGCATGTACCTACATGAAGATCATTAACGTGGATCGTGGTCTCATTCCATTTGCAATGTATGACTATCAAATAGACATGCTCAAAACATTCCATGATAATCGTTTCGCAATCTGTAAACTACCACGTCAGGTCGGTAAAACCACCACCTCCATTGCGTATCTGCTCCACTACATTCTGTTCAATGAAAATGCAAATGTAGCGGTACTTGCTAACAAGTCGGCCATGGCCAGAGAAATCCTGGGTAGGCTCCAACTTGCCTTTGAGTATCTGCCTCGATTCCTACAGCAGGGTGTAAAGGAATGGAACAAAGGTTCAGTCAAGTTGGCCAATGGATCACGTATTCTTGCAGACTCCACCTCTGGTTCATCTGTTCGTGGTCAAACCTTCAACATCATTTTCTTGGACGAGTTTGCGTTCGTTCCTAACAATATTTCAGAGGCCTTCTTTAGTTCTACCTATCCTACCATTTCATCTGGTAAGACAACCAAGGTCATCATTGTTTCTACTCCAAATGGTCTCAATCTGTTCTACAAGATGTGGAAAGATGCAATAGAACTAAAGTCCGACTATAAACCTATTGAAATCCACTGGTCAATGGTACCAGGGCGTGATGAGGCGTGGAAAGAAGAAACGATCCGTAACACCTCCATAGATCAGTTTCGTCAAGAGTTTGAGTGCGAGTTCATCGGTTCAACAAATACTCTTATCCATCCAGCAAAGCTCCAGTCTCTTGTCTGGCATAAACCAGCTCGCATAGATATGGATGGCCATTTCAAGATATATAAGGAGCCAGAATCTGGCCATACATACACAGCAACGGTGGACGTATCGGAAGGTACCAATCTTGACTCTTCAACAATCTCGGTGATAGACGTTACATCTATTCCATATCGCCAGGTGGCCACCTACCGAAACAATAAGATCACACCTATGTTGCTTCCAACGATCATTCTCCAAATGGCAAGAATGTATAATGACGCATTTGTGCTGATTGAAATCAACTCCATTGGTCTCCAAGTGGCCGATATTATGCACTTTGAACTTGCCTATGAAAACTTGATCAAGGTCGAAATGAAGGGTAAGCAGGGTCAACAACACACGCCTGGCTTCAAAAAGAAGATCGCATATGGTCTAAAGACAACTCTCCAAACCAAGAACATAGGTTGTGCAAACCTCAAGACATTGATTGAATCTGATAAGCTAATCGTCAATGATGAACAGACAATCATGGAACTTATGACATTCTCATTGAACAAAAAGACTTTCGCAGCAGAGGAAGGCAACAATGATGACATGGCCATGACACTTGTTCACTTTGGTTGGTTGACCTCCCAGAGGTATTTTAAGGAAAACATCAATAACAATATCCGTACAGCACTCCAGCTTGAACAACTCCATCTTATGGATTCCGATATCCTGCCAGCACCAATCATTGATGACGGTCTGGATAGTCTAAATCCTAAATATGAGGTTGATGATTTTGGCACAGTATGGGTGGAAGACCTGGATCGCAGATACTATCCGTCCGATCTTACCTGGCCAAACAAGCCGTAAATACGCTTTTTTCTAAATAGTATGAAGAATAATAATCCATTTTACAAAGGAGAAATACTATGCCATTTCAACTGTCACCAGGCGTAAATGTTTCAGAAATTGATCTAACTACTATTGTCCCAGCAGTCGGTACGACTGAAGGTGCATTGGTAGGTCGCTTCCAGTGGGGACCAGTAAATGAAGTTACCACAATTTCAAATGAGGTAGAGTTGGCTACAACTTTCGGTAAGCCAGATGCTAACACATTCATTGACTTCTTCACTGCCTCAAACTTCCTCGCATATGCAAAGAACCTAAAGGTTGTCCGTGCTGTAAACCAGGCCGCTGCTCTAAATGCATCAGATGGCACAGAACACATTATCATCAAAAATAAGTCTCATTATGAGCTAAACTATCTAAATCTATCCGCTAACGCAAACGTGGGTTTCTTCTCCGCAAAGTACCCAGGTGTTATCGGCACCGGTCTCAAGGTT